TACCAACCTGCGATTGGCGGGGTTAAAGCGATCAATAGCTGACACAACACGCTCAGCGGCTTTTGCACGCTTCTCAGTGGCGCGAGCACGGCGCTCAAATGAGCCTTGACTCAGATCAGGCTTTGAGCGCCGTGCCCGTGCGGGTTTTGCGGGCTTCTTAGAGGGCTTCTGCGGTTGCTGCTTGGCCGCCACCGGCTTAGCCGCCGCCATCCGCTCCTTCCGCGCCGCCGCCGGCAATGCCGCCCGCCCCCCACGAATCGCCTTGCCGCCCTTGCCGCCGGCCACCTTTGGGGTGGCATCGCGCACGATCGCGGCCATCTCCCGAGCGGTCCTGGCGTCCGACTGGGCCAGCTCCCGCAGGCCTGCCCGCAGGGCGCCCGCCACCTTCCCGCCCTTGGCGGCGCCCCGCACCCTTGCGCCTGCCTCTGTGCCGGCCCTGGTCCCCGCTGCGGCGGGCTTGATCTTCTGGCCCGTGATCGCCTCCAGCTCGCGGATGCGAGCGGCGTCAGCCCGCGCCACGGCCCGCAGGGTGCCCCGCAGGGTGGAGGTGAGCGATCCCGGCCGCTGCGCAGCAGGGACGCGACGCGGCATTGAACTGGCCTGAGCCGTCTGCGCTCCCGCCCGCCCTTTCCGTGCCGCTGCCAGGCTCCGCGCAACCATCCCGCGCACGCCCCGGCCACCCTTAGCGATCGTGTCGCCCCGGAACCCTGCCGCCTTCATCGAAGCCAGCTGCGTGGCCCGCTTGTTCCCCTTGGCCGTCTTCAGCCTCCCGCCGCGCACCGTGGCCCCATTCCGGCCGATCCCGCTGATCCGCCCGCTGTTGTCCCGGTTCAGCCGGTTCCCCGCCCTGGTGGCCGCCCGCCGGGTCGCTGGGGTGCTCCGCTTCGGGGCCCCGCCGCCTGGCGAGCTGGCGAACCGGCCACTGTTGTCGCGGGTGTAACTGGTGCGGCGGCCTCGTGGCATGGCGGAGCGGGCGGAGCTTCTGCCGCAGTTTTCCCGCTGGCCCAGTTATGGATCCTCCCGCCGACCTGATGCTTATCTGGATTTGGGTAGCTATTCTGCTGCCATGCCAGCCCCCGATCCTGTTGCCGGTTTCCTCCCCGCGGACCCCGCAGGCATGGAGCTGAGCACCGCCCAGGCGTTTGAGATTGAGCGCATAGGCCGCCTCCTTGACGAGGTGGACGACGTGCTGAGCCTCCGCAACCTGGCGAAGCTCCTGCTCCAGTCGTGGTACGCCCAAAAGGCAGCCACGGCCTGGGCGATGCGCCAGGGGATGCGGCGATGACCTGCGGCCTCGTTCGGCTGATCTGTGAGGAGCCAACGGCCCTCCCGCCCGGTCAGGAGGGCAGCAGGTCGCTGGTGGTGGACGTGCTCCCCGAGCAGGTCGCCGCCGAGGTGGCCCGGCTGCAGGGCGAGGGCTGGCAGACGATCTCCGAATGGCCTCTCTGATGAGCACCAAGAGCGCTTCCACTCCCCCCGATCCCCAGTGGCTGGCCCCAGCCCGGCAGATCGTCGCCGAGTTCGAAGGGTGCCACCTCACCGCCTACCCCGACCCCGGCAGCGGGGGCGATCCCTGGACCATCGGCTACGGGCACACCGGGTCCGACGTGGTGGAGGGCGCCGTGATCACCCAGGCGGTCGCTGAGGGCATGCTGACCACGGACATCAACCGCGCCGCCGCCGAGGTGTTCCGGCTGCTCCCGATGGCCGGGACGTGGACCCCGAAGCAGCAGGCGGCATTGATCAGCTTTACCTTCAACGTGGGCCCCAGGAGCCTGGAGATTTCCACCCTGCGGCGGCGCCTGTTGGCCGGCGAGAACCCCGAGGCCGTGGTGAAGGCCGAGCTGCCCCGCTGGAGCAAGGCCGGGAAAGTGCAACTGGCGAACGTGCTGTTCGGTGACGAGGCGGGATCCAAGTTCCTGGCCGTGAAGATCATGGCGGGCCTGGTGCGGCGCCGGGCGGCAGAGGTGGCCCTGTTCGTGGCCGGCGCTCCCGCCCCTGTCACGACCGCCACGCCACCACGCCCCCCGATCATGCCCGTCCCCCAGGGCCCGCCGATCTGGCCGCCGGGGATGGTGGGTCCAAAGATCCGCCCCGATCTGAAGCCCGGTGATCACCACCTGATCGCCAACGACGTGAACGAAACCCTCACGGCCTGGACCCATGACGGGCGCCGGCTGTGGAGGATCCCCTGTTTGTGCCGTGGGCAGGGCAAAGAGGCCGAATGGAACCGCACGGGCACCGACACCCCGCCGGGGCTCTACCGGATCAACCCGAAGGGCATCCATCGGGACTACGAACAGGACCGGACCGCAACCTTCACCCCCGATCGCCGCGCCTACGGCTGGTATTCGTTCGACATGGAGGGCTTGGAAGGGCAGGAGGGGCCCACGTCACGGCCCTATAGAGACGGGATCATGCTGCACGGCGGCGGCAGTGCCTGCGGGTGGCCGGGGGCCTGGAACCCTCGGCAGGAGCTGCACCCGACCCTCGGCTGCATCCGCCTCCACAACCAGGATCTGAGGGATCGGATCCTGCCTCTGCTCGACATGGGAACCGTCTGGATCAGCGTGCTGCAGGAGGCTGCATGAGCCGCCGCACCTACGACGACGCGACCAGGGAGACGCTCGCTAGGGCCATCCTGGAGACCCCCGCCGACATCGCTCACGCGGTCATCGGCCGCCGGCTGGATATGAATGCCGAGGCGGTGCGCCGTGTGCGGGTTGGCATGATGTGGGCCTCCTATGCGTCAGAGCTGCCACGCATCCCCGTGGCCGACATCGTTCGCACGTGCCGGTCGTGCCGCCTGTTTGAGGAGAGGCCATATCGGCGCACAACGGGCGGCACAAGGTTCTACGGCTTCTGCAGTCTTCACTTCCCCGAGGCGACGGACAACCACGACTGGGCTCGATCCTGCGAGGCCTATTGCTGCAGCGAAGGGGGTCGGCCATGAAAAAAACCGCCTTCACCGGGATCATCACGCCTCGCGCCGATCGGTTCCGCCTCGGTGACTTCTGGGTCGGGCCCGATGGCCGCACCTACACCCCTCGCGGCCTGCCCGACCTGCCGGGTCACGTGTGCTTGATCCCCATCGGCGGTGGCCCCCACGTGCTGATGCGCCGGGATTCGGTGCGTGGATTTCAGCGGAAGAAGTGGGGCGGGAAGGCATGAGCGATCACGACCCCTGCCGACCACTCACCAGCCACTAAGCCCATGAACATCTTCCACCTACTCCGCCAGCTCCGCCTGTACGCAATCGCTCAGCGGCTGGTCCCATTCCCCCTGCCCGCAACAGAGCGCGAGCTGCGCCGCTGGGATGCCCTCGGCGAGGCCTACGGCGCCCTGCTGGAGATCAAGTACGCCGACAACCTGCAAGCCGCCCGTGAGCTTGCAGGGGATTCCGCCGATCGCGTTCGTGAATACTGCCGCCTGCCATGACCACCCCATCCCTCCCGCCCGACATAGAGCGCTGCCCCGGCGTGGGCGAGCAGGAGGGCCATGAGTGGTTCTGGCGCGAGGGGTGCCACGACTGCGCCCGGCGCTTTGACCTGTTCAGCGGAGCCCCTCCCGGCTCGCCCACCATGACCCCACCGCCGATCGTGGTCTTTGAGTGTGAGGCCAGGCTGACCTTTAGGGACGCCCGGCTGATCCAGTGGGCCCGCGAGGGATAGGCGGGTTGGCGGCCTCCACCGGAAGCGCCCGGCCCGCCCTGGCGATCACCACCAAACCTGCTGCCCCGTCCGTGCCTTCATGGCCCGGCTCCAGCCCAGAGCCGCCTCGTCCACTGCTGCTATGGCCGGCAGTGGGCCGCAGGAGAGCAGCAGGTGGTGAGCGATGCCCCGGATGATCTCGTTGGCCTCGGGGTCACCGATCCAGCGCTGATGGATCAGGGCCGGGAGGTAGTAGGACGACTTCCAGACGGGATCCTGCCGCAGGCCACGGGGGCGCGATGCGGCGGCGGTGCGCTGCTGGAGGGGCTCTGCAGTGGCGGACTGGGCCACGCCGATGGACTCCAGGAACCAGCCATCCATCCAAACGGCAAAGGCTGGTGAGATCCAGCGGGCCAGATCGACCGCCAGGCGGGGGTGGATCCAGGTGCCCCGTAGATGGTTCGGGCCGCCGCCGATGGTGGTCACCAACAGGTCGGCCGGAATTCCGGTAGACCCCGAAAGGGCCTGCAGGTACTCGGCTGTGCGGTCGTTGGTGACGTAATGGTTCCACCGCTTCCCGCCGGCCTTGCACATGGCCGTTGCGTTCACGAATCCATCGGCTTGGCGCCGTTGAATGGCGACGCCATTCCATGGCCGGGCTTCGACGCCAGCCGACATGACGGCCGGGCCGGTGCCTTGGTTCTTCATTTTGACTCCCGCTCGAAGCGGGCAGACGTTGGCCCTGGCATCTCTGCCAAGGTGTTGAAACGGTAGAGCAATCCGCCCCTGGTCTGTCAAGCAATGTTTACGCCGGGCCTTCGATAGGGTTCCAGGGAGGCCACGTCAAACCCCCCACCCCGCCTTGATTCCCAGCCAGGGACTGGTGTTGTATTCGGGCCGACCCGGACCGCAGCAGGTTACCCCAGTTGAGCTGGTGCGAAACCTGATGCTGTAATGCTGCAACGTGCCTGTCCAGACTTGGATTTAGATAAGCTACCAGAGTCATTTACAGCCAGCGACTCCATGCCTACCGCGCTTGCCCCTGATGCCGCCCTCGCACCTTACGCCGTTGAGGTTGACGAGCGCACGGCACAGGTGATCAGCTGCCCGCACTGCGTCAGTAGCTCTGTCGCAATGATGACACCGGTCTCAACCGTGCAAACAGAAGGAACCATCTTGGCCGAATGTCTAGCCATCCCCCTGCGCTGCCAGGACTGCGGCACAGAGTGGCGCCTTGAGTTTGTCGCTCACCATGGCAAGAACCTCAGGCCTCTTGACCTTGTGATGCAGGTCAGGGAGGCTTCTTGATACATGGCCGCGCCCCTGTCCAGATTTACACTGTTCCTGAATCACCACCTAATTCCCGGATCACACATGGACACCCTCAAGGCCATCGTGCTCACCCTGATAGTGCTGCAGGCTTTCGCCTGCGGCGCCTGGTTCTACAGCCTGTGGAGGGAGGAGGACCCCATGGCCGAGCTGCTGGTTGATCTCTCTCCCGACGAGGTGGAGCGGCTGGAGGCGATGGCCGCCGTGCAGGGGGTCACCGTTGACCAGCTGGTGGAGGGCCTGCTGAACAAGGGGCTAGAGAGACTGGAGGCGGAGTGGCCCTTTGTGCCGCCCCTGTCCTGACCTAGACTACTGCGGGATGCTTCAACAAGGCCCAGGGGAGTCAGAACCCCTGGGCTTTTTTATGCTCACCCCTCCCCAACCTCTCGCCCCTGGCTGATCAGCAGCGCCCGGTAGTGCCCCATCACCACCCCGAGACTGCGATGCACCAGGCAGGAGCCACCGGAGCAAATGCGCCACAGGCGCTGCCCAGGCCGGCTGTCTGAGATCACCAAATGCACCTGACCGTCAATATCCACCTCAGGCGTTGTCGTAGATGGTGTAAACCTGGCCCAGCACCACCAGGCTTGCGCCGTACTTCACCAGAGCGCCTGCCTCGCCCTCCTCCTGCTTGGAAGTGATTCGGCCGTAGCAGAGCTTCCTCTCAGTGGTGCCACCAGGCCCGACCCGCAGATACTTAACGGCGAGCTTCTCGGCGACACCGAGCTGTCGGATCACCTCCATGATCTTGTGATCGACCGATTTATGCACGGTCATACCCTTAAAGGCGATGCTGGAGTCGGTATTGATTCCGATAGAGATTGAAGCGCCGCGGGTTACCTGATCGTGCGTGAGAACCTTCTCGTCCTGTTCTTGCGTCGAGAGAGGGGCGCCGGTGACGTTGAGGAGTTGGATCGGCTTGCCGGTGCCATCCAAGGGATAAAGACCCGTGGTCACGGTGCCAGCGGCAACGGCGGCCGAGGCGATATTGGCGCCGGTGAGGGCATAGCTCACGGTGAAGGGGGAGGCGGTGGTAACCCCCGTCACGGTGAAGGTGCCGTTACAGCTCACGAAAGGGCTCGGGAGGGCGGCCACGGTGATCCGATCACCTACGGGCACGCCAGCAGCGGCGTCGAGGGTCAGGGTCACCACGTTGGTAGCGAGCGCCGCATTGGTGACGGTGCGAACCACGCCGTTCACATTCAGCTGGAAGGTGGAGGCCTCCCCACTGGTGCTCACGGCACCGGTGCCGCTGATCGCATTGGCGGCATCGAGCCAGGCGCTGAGGTTCGCGCCGTTGTTCGCGGCGGCAGTGGCAGCATCCTCAAGCGCCACGGAAGCGAGTCGCATCGGGACGATGAAATGCTGTATGTCCAGCGCGGCGGCGTAATCAACGGTCGAGGGCATGGCCAGGGGGCGGTTTCTCTACCTGGAGTTTTCCCGGCTCGCCAGCACCAGCACCGCGCCGGCCTGGGCAGCGGCAAACGATCGCCCCGGCACCGCATCGGTGGGCACCCGCAGGGGCACGACCTCGCCGGCCTCAGAGGCGAACTCCCGCACTCGGCCCGCGGCACTGGCCTGGGCCACGAGGAACCCGCCCCAGTGGCCTGCATCCACCCGATAGGGGGCTAGGAGGATCGCATCCTCGGCGGCCCAACACAGCCGCGGCGGTGGGGCGACGCCTCGGCCCTGGTCCTCCAGATCGGCCAGCCATGGGCCGTCGAGCACGAACCCCGGCAGGAGGTTGCGCTCCAGCAGCTCCAGCAGGGCGGCGCCGGCCTCGCTCGGGGGGCGCGGCTTCTCGGCCACCTCCACCCAGAAGCAGAAGTCCCGGAGGCTGTAGGGCTCGGACTGGGCTTCGCGATTGCGGTTGGTCTCGGCGAGGATCAGGGCGATTTGGGCGACGCCTTTCTCTTCCCGGTGAAGCCTTTCGCGTTCGGCGGCGTGGCCCGCCTGGAGGGCCTGGAGGACATAGCCGGCGGGGAGCTTCCCGAAGCGCTCGCGGCTGAACTCAGGGGCTCCGGGCCAGAATCTGCGGCAGTCCCAGAAGGCTCGGGCCCAGTCGGGTCGGTCGCAGTCGAGCCGACCACCTCCTGCAACTTTCCCAGCGCCTCCTCCAGCGCCCGCATCTCAGCCGCCGGGTCCTGCTGCAGGCCAGCGCCGGCCCGCTCCTCCTCCTGCTCAAAGGCGTGGAGGATCCCCAACAGGGGGCCGGGGAGCTTGCGGGTCTGCTCGTCGGTCCAGGCGGGCTTGATCCGCTGCAAGATCACGGTGACGGCCCGGATCGTGACACGGTTGGTGATGGCCCTGGCTTCTTCCAGGAAGGGGCCGATGATCTCAGCGTGAACCACCTGCAGGGCCTGCTCCTCGGGGCTCATCCGGCCGGCTTTGGCGCCCTGTTCCTGCGCCAGGAGCCGGACAAGCAGGCCGTAGCACCAGTGGGCAGTGTGATCGGGGGCGGCCTGGCTGAGGGCCACCGCAGCGGCGGTGATCAGGCGATAAAGGGCATTCTGCGGGTCGATCTCCCGGATGCTCTGCATCTCATCCACCGTGAGGTAGCCCAGCCGGGGAATCACCAGCTCGCCGCCGTTCCACTCGATCGTGGCGGTGGCCTGCTCGGGGGGCTGGGGGGCGGTTTCCCAGGGGAGGAGGTCAAAGGTCATTTCAGACTGCGGAAGGCTTGGATGAATGATGCCCGATACTGCGCCCGATAGTCATAGGGCTCGATGCCGGGAACTTTGATGGTCCCGATCACCGCCGAAGTCCAGGGCCGGGCGGGCAGGTTCACGAGGGGGCGGGTCCTGTCGCCCCAGGGGTGGATGTTCGCGCCGTAGTGAACCGCCGTGGCATAGCCCACGGCCCATCGGAAGGTGCAGAGGTTGCCGCTGATCTGGAAGGAGTTGCTGGCCCGCAGGGTGCCGAGGTCCACGATGTTCCGGGGCGATCCCACCGGGCGGCCCCTGGTGCGGCTGCCATCGCGGCGGAAGGCGCCCCCGCGCATGGTCACCCGTGGCCAATCCCATGCCTTGGTGCCCAACGCATCTTGAAAGGCGCTGTTGAGCTCTGGGAACACCACTCGCGCCGCCGCCTCTGATGCCCGCTGCGCCCTGGTGAGGGTGGCCGGGTTCACGCGCACCGTGGCCCTGGTGCTGACTTTCATCGGCCTGCTGCAAAGGTGCCGGTGAACTCATCGCCAGCGGCGGCCCGCACGATCGCATCGATCCCGCCGGTGCCCGAGAGGGTGGCGATCGTGACCCAGCCGCGCTCCGACTCGGTGGTGGCCGGCAGGATTGAGAGATCGCCCATGAACGCCTCCAGCTTCTCGCCGCGGGGGAGCCCCGTGGGCCTGAGGCCGGTATCGGTCCAACTCCAGGCGCCCCCCTCGTCCAGCCAGTTGGCGCCGGATGGCACCACGGCCCAGCGGGTGACGTTGCCCTCGATGCTGCCCGAGCCGATGGAGCGCCCGCCACTCTCCCGCTCGCCGCCGGGGTCCTGGGCCTCAGCAAAGGCCTCGATCACCAC